GGTGGAGGGATTGAGCTGAAAACAACTACAACCACACCTCAAGAGCTTCTTGAATTGTACACATTTGAGAAGAAATCTAAACTAAAAAAGACAGTCAGAATCACAACCGAGCAATTGATTGTGCACAATCGTGTATACTTCAAGCTCTACTTCGATGAGAAGATGAAGCTCACTCGCATGGAGAATGTATCTCCAGACAAAGTGCGAAGAGGTAGAGACCCAGAAAGCTATTTTGTTTGTGATGACTGGAGCAGTCGCATTGATGTGATGCCAATAAAAAGATATCATCCGACTTGCACTGATCGTTGTCAGTTGTTTGTATATGAGGTTGAGTGCTTGGGCCAGGAGTGGTATCCGCTGCCAAAATACACATCCGCACTAAATTTTGCATATCTCTCTGGCGAACTTTCTTACTTCGCAAAATCAAACATTCAGAACAGCGTATTCCCTTCATTTGCCATGATGTTCCCGAAGCGACCACAGAGCGAAGAGGAGAAAAACGTCTTGAGAAACACGATAGACAAGATGAAGGGAGCCGCCAACGCTGGTAAGGCTGTCGCATTTTTTGCGAACTCACAAGACCAGCTCCCAAAGATTGAGAGCATTCCAACCAATCAAAATGACAAGATGTTCCAAGAGGCATCTGGACTCAACACCGAGCAGATTTGTTTTGCCCATACCATCGACCCAATCTTGATGGGTGTCCGCACCACTGGTTCACTTGGTTCTGGTAGCGATATCAAGCAAGCATATGTCATCTTTGAAAAGAATGTCGTGATGCCATTGCGTGAGCAAGTGGTTGACATCTTCAATGACATCCTTCGCATTGCCAAAATCAACGCAGACTTCACAATCAACAACTTCCAAATCATCAATGAGACCATCGTTGAAATCGAAGGAGATGCATCGAAGACATCTGACGCACTCAACTCACTCAGCCCATTGGTTGCTACCAAGGTACTCGAGCAGATGACCACCAATGAGGTCAGAGCACTCGCATCACTTCCACCGATACCAGGTGGTGACCTTACTCAAGCTCAAGCAGCAGCAGCACAAACTCAAACACCTCAAGCGTAATGTTGTACTTTATCACTGAATCCTATCTCAAGACCAACACACCCATCACAGCAAATGTGGATGTGACTGATGTGTTCCCATATGTGGCAACTCAAGCACAGCTCCGAGTGATGCCGATATTGGGCACCGTATTCTACAACCATTTGCTCGAGGCATACAACGATCAGACTCTCACACCTGAAGAAGAGCAGCTCGTGGCTTTCATTCAGCCAGTCATCGCTTGGAGGTCTGCTGAAGATGCTGTCTTTGGTTTGACCTATCAACTCAAGAACAAAGGACTCCAGACTCAATTTGGCGATAACAGCTCAAGCGTATCTCGCAGCGAGGTTGCATTCGGCATGGAGCACTTCGCTCAGAAGGCTGCATTCTTTGAGATGCGCCTCATCAGATACCTGGTCAAGAATCGTGCTGAATATCCTATCTTCATCAGCCATGAGAATCGTGACACTGACCTTCGCCCACAAATTGAATGCACCCAGTGCATCGGTGATTGCTTCATGGATGGTGTTTGGAACTGCGGATATCCACGCAACAACGGATACAACAACCAAATGCTTGTAATCTGATGACTGAATTCGTTACCATCATAAAAAAATACGGAGTAACTGGGGTGCTTGCTTTGTGGTTGTGGCACACTGACAGCCGACTCAATAAGGTTGAGACCGCATTGTATGACTGCTACAAAGAGCAGAGCTATCGACAAGCTACCAACACAAGAATCGAACTACCTGAGAGACTATATGCAGTGCTGCCAAATGATAAAAAAACTAATAAACGACACACTCAAGCCTAACGGCAAGTGGTCCATGAAGCGATTGAGCGCATTCACATCATTTTGGATGGCGATTTTGTATGCTCTGCTGCCGCTATTCAAGCCATTTAAGGTGCATGAGTTCGTGTTTGTCGGGCTGCTCACCTACTCAGCAACTGCCATCGGGCTCACCGTATGGAATAAAACAATAAAAGATGGTCCAAACGTATAACGACAAGCAACTACTCGAGCGAGTCAAGTCACTTCACAACTATATTGGCATTCCATCAGGGCACTGGATTCTCGGAGTGCGCTCGAATGAGGATACAGCCAACAGCTTCGATGATAAATTCTACCTATTCCATGGCGAGGAGTTCATCTGGGTGACATCTGGCACCACCAATCCAGGAACACCGACTCTCAAGCAGTTCGAAAAGGTCAACAAGAAGGGCGCAGCTGTGCTCAAATCCGACCAATGGTACTATGATGTTTGGAAGTTCGGCAAGCACAATGGCAAGGTCGATGCATTGCTCCAGCTTGGAGCCGCTGTACAGGTGTATCGTGATACCGACAAGGATGACAACAGCGAAGAGCAAGGCACACTCGACACCGGATACTTCGGCATCAACTTTCATCCCAACACATACGACTTGAGCAAGGCATCGGGCACTTCCATTGGTTGGTGGTCAGCTGGTTGCCAAGTGGTCAACAACGTCACCAAATACAAAGAGTTCATCAAGCTCTGCAAACCACAGAAATTCACCTCTTATTGTCTGATAAATGAATTCTAAAGTCACCATTCTGTCACTAATTGTGACAATATTTGCGACATCTTGCGGTGTTAATTACCATATAAATAAGGCGATTAAAAAAGGATATCGCTGCGACAGCGTGGCTGATACCATCCGCATCACGTCAGTGGACTCTTTTCCCGTGATTGTAGACAATAAGATTGTCTATGAATACTATCACACCACCAAGGATACAATCGTGCGTTACAACACATCTTATGTACCACAAACAAGGTGGCAGACTCGCATTGAATATAAGCTCAAGCGTGACACCATTCGCCAGGTGCAGAAGATTGAGGTGGCAAAGTACAAATCACAGAAAGATAAGCCCGTTTTTTGGGTGCTGATTCTCGGCTTTGTGGTTGGGATGGCTACAATGTACCTCTTCAGATACTCAAAAACCAATCTATGATATTAAAAAAGCACGCAAAGAACATCCACGAGCTTCAGCTTGAGGGTCAATTTGTGAAGATAGCGATGCTGTCAGACATCCACTGGGACAATCCAAAAAGCGACTGGAATATTCTCAAGCGTGACCTCGACTATTGTCTTGAGCACAACATCCCGGTGATGATAAATGGCGATATGTTCTGCCTGATGCAAGGCAAAGGTGATCGCAGAGGGAACAAATCTGACATCCGACCAGAGCACAACAATGCAAAGTACTTGGATAGTGTGGTTGAGACGGCTGTTGAGTGGTTTCTGCCGTATGCTCACATCCTGACGGTAATCGGATACGGCAATCACGAGACCGCTGTCATTAAATGGCAAGAAACCGACCTCCTTCAGCGATTCGTTGACCTACTGAACTACAAAGCTGGCAGCAATGTATTCACTGGTGGATATGGTGGCTGGCTTATCATCAAACAGATATTCCTTGGCAACGTGCAGATGAGCACCAAAATCAAATACTTTCACGGCTCAGGTGGTGGAGGTGTAGTCACCAAAGGAGCACTCAACTTGACTCGTGCTCTTGAGATGTATGAGGACTTCGATGTGTTCACCATGGGTCACATCCACGAGAATGCTGCCAGAAATGATGTGCGTGACACCGTTACCTTCCATTCAAAAGTTGGATATCGCCACCATCACAAAGACATCCATCTCATGCTCACTGGTACCTACAAAGAAGAGTACGGTGATGGCTCAAAAGGATGGCACGTTGAGCGTGGTGCTCCGGTGAAGCCAACTGGAGGGCGCATCCTTACCATTGAATGTGCAAGACACGAATCAAATGGAGTGAAAAAAACCTTCAAGTCTATCGACTCAATGAAATTTCCTTTGTAACTTTATATCCGTATTCATAATACGTTGTTTTAGGGGAGCTCACGGGCTCCCTTTTTTGTTAGTTATAACATACATAAACGGCAAAATACCGAGTTTCTGCATAATATATGTCACAAAATAAGGGTAAAACCTTACGGAATTTGGCATAAAATCAGGGTAAAACCTTACGCTCCAAAAATAAATGTGAAAAAAAATAAAAAATTTGTTTAGAAAAGTGAACATATTTGCAAATGTTGCGTATATTCGCAGAAACAAAAACAATTTATTATGGACAAAAAACAAATTACATTAGGTCAAGTTAAGCAAATTGCTTTAGAGGTATCTCAAAAATACGAGATAGTAAATAGAGGAAATTATTACAATGTAATCGATAAGAAAACTCGTCAATGCTCAATCGAAGGTGGCGATAAGAATTTAGTAAGTCACACACTATTTTGCATTGTGCAAAGCGCATATCTTAAATTGATTAATGAAAATGCTTTGTACTTTGATTGGCAAATAAACGGTGTCGGTGTTACCAATGACCGAAGAAATTACACATTCAAAATTAAAGACAAGGTTGTAGAAATTTTATGCGGCTATAAATTTTAATAACAAATAATTTAAACACCATGAACAAAGAACAAATTATCGACCTTATCCGCAGACAAGAAAAAGAGCTGTATGCAAATCTGCAAGAATGCAAGAGCATCTACGGCTCAGAGAACAACCACACTCGCCACGCATCTGGTGCTTGGGGGTCAATTTTTGAATTATTACAAACAATCGAAGAAAATGAAAACAATTAAGAGCTTAACACAAGACCAGCGTGACACCCTTGGTGGTGCCGCTGTTATGGTAGCTGGACTCGCATTCCTATTCTGGCTTTCTACAACCGTATCAAGACCAGTGATGGACCATCCAACCATCGACCAACAAATCTATCATGAGAAGAGCTACGAGCTGCCAGCTTCTTTTGATAAGTACGTCAACCATGTGTACAACGATAAATACAATAAGTAATGATTACAATCGATATCCGTGACCACCAGTGCATCAAGATATATGGCGAAGCTGCCGTTGATTTATTCGTTGAATTCGAAGATGTGGGTGATACCGAGACCAATGGCACAACCATGGCAAACTATGTCATCAAAGTGGGTGACAGTTATGGCGATTATAAAATAACAGAAAAACACTATTATGAAGGACTTACAATTAAACAAACAAAAGAATGCGATGAATACCTCGCAAAGCTCTACGAGCAATGCTACTTCGAGCAAGCCTATGTCGAAGCCATCAATGAGGATGAGCTTGATTGGTTCATTTA